AGAAGTCATTGGGAAGGATGTATATCAAAAGAAAGGGATGAAGATATTGCCAGGTGAGGAATGGGTTGATTGTGGGGGCAATGTTGGGGCATTCACTTTGTTAGCGTGTGCATTGGGTGCAAAAGTTACGGTGTACGAACCCGATCCGAATAACTGCGCGATGATTGAAAAGAATTTAGCGTTGAACGGATTCACGGCCAATGTAGTTTGTGCGGGGTTAGTTCACAACCAAGTGAAGAAGGCAAATTTGTATGTGGGCAATAACGGCAATGTATGGCGTAATTCTATGTTCAAGAACTGGAACGGAAAAGGATTGAAGGTTGACTGCGTTAATTTTGACGAAGCGGTTAAAGATGGGGTGTGTGTAAAAATGGACATAGAAGGTGCAGAGATGCCGATATTGGAGAACACCGAGCGCAAATTCAAGAAATTAGTGTATGAATGGAGTTTTGATATAGACCCATCATTATCAAGATTTTGGGGCATAATAGACAAACAAAAGAAAGATTACAAAATCAATTTTGAAGAACATAGAACTTGCTACGATGACAAAAGAGAAGGGCTATGGAAAAAGAGTTGGTTTCCCGCGTGTACAAATGTATTTTGCTATGAAAAGAATTGATTTAATAAAACAACCACACGATATCCAAATAGGTCAAGACTGCCCGTATATCGAACCAAACATCACAGAAGATTGCATTTTTTATGAAGATGGAATCGCAGTTGGTTTCTACATAAAACAGATGCCCGAAAAGATGTGCAAGTTGGCCAATTTGGCAAATGCAGAATTGCGAACAAAGAATGTTCCCAAAAGCGAAATGAAGCGTTCAAGTGGTTTGACATCGCAAGACAAATCGAAAGAGGTTTTGCAGTATTCAACCATCATTGGAAGCATCCCGCCAAAGCCACACATGAAAAGACCATACGCAAGTATAAGTTCAGTTCACCAAGTTAAGACCGCGCAAAACTTTATTAAGGCGATGTTGATGTTGGCAAAAGAAAGTGAACAACTCATTAAACAAATTATGCCAGAACAATACGAAAAGCAGATGGAGTTATTCAAGGCAGTTCCCGAGCAATGGAAGTTTGCAAACCTTTTCACAAGTTCAATTTCTAATTACAACATTCCCGCAGCGTTTCACCGTGATGCTGGAAACATAGTTGGCGCGGTGAATGTGATTATTACAAAGCGTTTGAATAGCAAAGGTGGAAACCTTCATGTACCTGATTACGGAGCAACCATGGATAGCGCAGACAATTCAATGTTGGTTTACCCCGCATGGAAAAATGTGCATGGAGTTACCCCAATCATCCCAACACATGAAGGAGGTTATAGGAATAGTTTGGTATTTTATCCGTTGAAAGCATTTGTTGGATTAAAATAAATTTCACAAATAATTTGGTATTTCAAATATAAAACACCATCTTCGCATTATGAATATGACAAACAACATCACAATCAACGGAATTAGCGAATCAATTGCCTACTGCGAAGCAAAAGGATTATCAAAAGTTTTCATGGCTTACGCCAACGAATGTACAAGGATGGAAATAATGGAGGTTGGATTTAATCCAAATTCAGGTTATGTTTACATAGCCCTTGAAGATGGTATTTCCATTTGCTCAAACCTAGGCAACGATGTTGAATTTTTGGTGACCGATTTTAACAACGGAGAAGAAACATTTTATAATAGTTATAAAGAAGCATTAATGTTACGATGAAAGCATGGAGGAAGATTGAACGAACTTTACCCGAGGAAAACACCCCCGTATTGGTACACACCGAACGGGGCATTCCTTTTGTGGCAACTTACTTTGATGAGCAATGGCATTGCTACCATACCGATGCAAGGTTGGAAGTAATTTACTGGATGCCCATCCCAATAACACCTAACGAATAACTATGACACCCAAAGACAAGGCGAAAGAACTGGTTGACAAATTCACCGTGGTTGGATTACAACAAAGAAATGAAGGGATTCAATGCGCGTTAATCATGTGCGATGAATTGTTATCTAACTCAACATTTTTATTGAGTAATGGGGAAATTTATTTTTGGCAAAAAGTAAAACACGAAATCGAATTAATTGGAAACCAATTTGGCGAATAATGGCATACGATAGAAACGAATTAGAACAAACCGCATTGGAAGCCATCAAGAAAAACAAGTTGTTTTTTATCCAAGATGTAATTGCATACTTACCATGCACAAGCAGTACTTTTTACCACCTTCAATTGGAAAAATCGGAAAGTATAAAAGAAGCGTTGTTAGAAGTCAAAACTAACATCAAAGTATCAATGCGTTCCAAGTGGTACATGAGTGAACAACCAACTTTGCAATTGGCCTTAATGAAATTGATAAGTAGCGAAGAAGAACTGCGCAAACTTTCAATGAGCCACAATGTATTGGAGGAAAAAGAAAAACCGATTTTCAATGGTATCAATATAGATGTTGCAGAAAACGACGGCCCAGGTCAAGATTAGCCAATTACGCAAACGGGTTAGAATTGTTAGGGGCGGAACATCCAGTTCAAAAACCTTTTCAATTATTCCGTTGCTGATTGATTACGCAGTCAAAAACCCCAAATGTGAAATAAGTGTGGTATCTGAAACCATCCCGCATTTGCGAAGGGGTGCTATCCGTGACTTCCTCAAAATCATGGAAATGGTTGGGATGTTTGACCCATTAAAATGGAACAAGTCATCATGGACCTACAAGTTCAGCAACGAAAGTTACATTGAATTTTTTAGTGCAGACCAACCCCAAAAACTAAGGGGTGCAAGGCGTGATGTGTTATTTGTAAACGAGTGCAACAACATAGATTGGGAATCATACTATCAAATGGCAATCCGTACCCGTAAATTCATTTATTTGGATTACAACCCCGTTGCGGAGTTTTGGGTAGATAGCGAATTGGTAAACGACCCTGATGCGGAAATGATTGTACTCACCTACAAAGACAACGAAGCGTTGGATAAATCCATTGTGGCGGAAATTGAAAAGGCACGGGATAGGGCAGAAACAAGCAATTATTGGCGTAATTGGTGGAAAGTATATGGGCTTGGTGAGATTGGAAACCTACAAGGGGTTATCTTTTCAAATTGGCAAACCATTGATAAGATTCCCGAGGATGCAAGGTTGCTTGGTTGTGGTGTCGATTTCGGTTATACAAACGACCCTACGGCAATTGTGGCCGTATATGAGTACAATGGTCAACGCATCGTTGACGAGGTCGCATATCGCACGGGAATGCTTAATTCGGACATTGCAAAGGCATTGCCCAACTTTGTGCCAGTGTATGCAGATAGCGCAGAACCAAAATCAATTGACGAGATAAAAAGATACGGTATAAGAATCAAGGGGGTGACCAAGGGAAAGGATTCCATCAACTACGGGATTCAAATCATGCAATCACAATCGTATTTGGTTACATCAACATCTACAAACCTAATTAAAGAACTGCGAAACTATTGTTGGGATACTGATGCCCAAGGGCGTACAATGAACACACCAACGGGTGTATGTCACGGGCTAGATAGTTTTAGGTATGCAGAAATGATGATGTTGGGTATCAAATCAAACTACGGAGTATATTCAATCAAATAAATTGTTTATTTCGTGTGGGTTTCTTATATTTGCAATGACAAATAACAAATGAAAGTATTAATTGCTTGTGAATACAGTGGCGCGGTTCGTGATGAATTCATAAAACTTGGACATGATGCCATGAGTTGCGATTTGCTTCCAACTGATTCACTTGGTCCACATTACGAAGGCGATGTGTTTGACATCATTAACGATGGTTGGGACATGATGATTGCATTTCCACCATGCACACATTTGGCGTTGAGTGGTTCGCAGTGGTTCAAAGAAAAGATTGCAGACGGAAGGCAACAACAAGGATTGCAATTTGTACGCGATTTAATGAACGCACCCATTGAAAAGATTGCCATTGAAAACCCAATTGGTATTATCAGTACACAAATACGCAAATACGACCAAATCATTCAACCATATATGTTTGGTGATCCGTTTCAAAAGTCAACTTGTTTATGGTTAAAAGGACTGCAACCATTGATTGCAACTGATGTTGTTGATAAAGGTGAGTTTAAGGAATGGATTGATAAAAAGACGGGAAAAAAGAAACGGCAAGCCACATGGTATGCAGAAACATGGGGGAAAGGGGATTTGAGATGGAAAATAAGAAGCCAAACATTTCCAGGGATTGCAAGGGCAATGGCTGAACAATGGAGTGGACCACAAACAATACAAACAAAATTATTTTGACAAATGGAAATTAAAGATTATCGGTATTCAAACGAATTAAGAACAAAGGCAAAGGCATTGCCAATGTATGAGGAATTCATCAAACTGGTTGATGATGACAAAAAGGTACAAAAGTACAACACCATCCAAGATATGTTATTGGATGCGTTCAAATGGGATGCAAGCCCACAAGGTCAGGACTATTGGCAATCGGTGTATGATTCAATTGTAATTATTGACCATCCAAGATGCCCCAAATGTAACCGACTGGCAAAGGTGACATTCAACAAATCTAAGGGGAATTATCGGTGCTTTTTATGTAAAATAAACTACAAATGACAAGCCATTACCAAGAGGTGCATAACCTTAAACAAGAAATCAGACGGATGCGGTTGCAGATGATTGAACAAAAATCGGATTATGATAATTTGGTTCGTGCGTTGAAGCGTGAAATCGTCCAACCCAAAACGGACATCAATTCAGAACCAACCCCATGGCGTGAAGTGTTACGGGCAATCTGTGAGGTTTACGACCTTACACCCGACACGGTGATAACAAGGTCAAGAAAACGAAGGCCGTTGTATGCCCGTCATATGTTCAACCACATTTGCAGAAAGCGTTTAGAAATGACCTTTGAAGAAATTGGGCTAATTTGTGGGCGGGATCACTCCACCATCATTTCATCAGTGCGTGAATTTGGGGATATTTTGCACACGGACAAAGAAGTCCAAAGATACCATGCAAGGGTTCACACCATCCTTCACGAAAGATTCCCGTAAACATTCGGGGATTTCTTCGTTTTATAGAGTATATGATTGAAAACAAAAAGATAATTGTACCTACCGAACTGGCCGATGTAAAGTTGCATCAAATGATAACATACAACGGGCTTAAACCCGAAATGGATGATGTATCAAGGCAGTTGGAAGCGGTGGCAATCTTTTGTGACTTGACCATGTCGGAGGTTAAGAATATGCCGTTTGACACACTGAAATATTGTGTGGAAAAAATCACAACCATGTTGGAATCTAAACCAACATTCACGCCCAGGTTCGAGTACAAAGGCATTGAATACGGATTCATTCCAAACTTTGACGAACTCACAACGGGTGAATTCATTGACATCGAAAATTACTGCAAAGAACCAAACGACCTTTGGAAAGTGTTGTCGGTTTTGTATCGCCCCATCACCAAAAAAGGGCAGAATGGAAGATATGAAATCATGGCCTACAATGCCGACCTAAACACGGCATTTAAGGAGATAGATGCGAACACTGCATTTGGTGCGATGCTTTTTTTTTGGAGTTTAGGAATCGACTTATTGAATTCTTTCCAGAAGTATTTGCGGATGGTGAGGAAGGGGGAAGTGGCGATGAAATACGCCTTACCAAAAAATGGGGATGGTTTGGAATGGTCTACCGACTTGCTAACCGAAATTTCCTCAACTTGGATTCAGTGTATACAAAGCCCATTCAAACCGCTCTC